GCCACTTGCTCAGACAATAAAGCTGTCAATTCAGCTTCAGCGTCGATGTTGTGGAATGCAGAAACGTCCTGTGCCAATTCTGGAGACCATTGTGCTCTTAATTTTCTTTCAGTTACAGAAACTGTTACAGACTGTAAGTCGAAAGAAACTTCACCGATAGCATCTTCAAATTCCAAAGTCTTGTAAACTCTCCAAGTTGCACTGAATGTTGGAGCTAACGAACCGTCAGCCGCAGTAAATGTAGTACCAGTGTAACCATCAGTAGATGTAGTACCAATTGCTGCTGGGAATGATGTATCAACAGAGATGTATACATAACCTTCAGCGTCACATACGTTGTAGAATGAACCACCTGGACCTCTGTCAGAACCACCATACCATAAAGTCGAAGTTTCAGAACCATAATCTACGATACCTTTACCGTACTTCTGAGTAACAAGGTTAAAGTTCCAATAGATTGCACCACCTGTAGCAGTTGTACCTGTAGTAGATTTAACTTCCAAAGAAGCTAAGAAATCTTCAGTATCCATTTCTTGACCGTCAGGTCCGATTAATTTACCAGCTCCTGCGTTAGCAAAACCGCCCAATCTAACAAGAACGTTTCTCTGCTCACCTGAGTAATAAGTAGAAGAAGAAGTGTTATTAACCGCAACTAAAGAACCGTTAGACCATGCAACGTTAGTTAAACCTGTAGTTACTGCAGAATACTCACCTTTAGAGTAGTCAAACAAACCTTCAGGGTTTGATGCAGGTACTTCACCTTCGTAGAATTGGTCATACAAGTCTTTTGCATAACCACCAGCACCGTAACCAGCATTTGGGTCTGTACCCGCACCTGGTGCTCCGAATGGTTTTCTGTGTGTTCCATCAGTCGCACCTTTTTGAATCATAGGTACGAAGTAGAATAATTTACCGATTGGTAAGTTCATAGCTTGAACAGATACGATATCGTTCGCTAATAATTTAGAGAATACTCTTCTCACGATTGGGAAAACAACAGTTTCAAAAGAACCTGAACCGTCCGCAGATGATGCTTCGTTGATTAAGTGAGAAGCTTGGTTCTCATACAACTGAGCTACGTTCTCTCTCATGTGGCCTTTCAAGCCATCCAAGAAACCTAATTTGTCCCATTTGTTAATTGTGTCTTCTTTAATAACTTTCAAGTGCTTAAGACCGATGTTACCAACAAGACCGCTTTCTAATAATGCTCCCATTTTAATATTTTTTTAGGATTAGTTTATTTTTTTTATTTGATAATTTTTGACATCAAATCCTTCATTCTCATGAACTGTGGATTCTCATATGTCTTTGATTCAATAAGATTCGAAGATGAACCTTTAGCTGGTGTCTTAGAAACTTTTGTAGAAACAGATTCTGCAATTGTTTCAGCCGACTTAGCTTCAAATTCTTCTTTCAAAGTCTTATACAAACCTTTAGATTCTTTCAACGTTTCAACTGAATCGAATCTTCTAAGGATGTTGATTTTCTCTTGCTTCGTAGTAGTGTTCTCAGTGAACAATCTTGTAGCGTAAGCTAAGTTTGAGTTGAATACTGCAACTTCGTTCAATTTCTCTTTGAAGATGTTAAGTGCCTTACGGTACTCTTCGTTCTTCTCTCTTAACTGAGCAACTTCTTTTTCTAAAGACTCATTTCTCTGAGCAAAACGCTCCAAGTTTTTAGGATAGTTACTAGGTTTAATACGAGTTCCTGTGCGACCTGCAGAATTTGAATGAGTTTGAGTTTCTTCCATTTCACCTTCAGTGTGTTCAGCGTCGTCTTTCATATCTAATTCTAAATCTTTGATATGTTCAGCGTCGTCTTTCTCAGCACCTCTAAAGTGGTCGTACTCTTCTTCATCCTCTTCTTTCATGAAGTCAGCTTTAGAATCTGATTGGTCTCCATGTGATTCGCCGTCTTTACCGTGGTAACCTTTGTCAGTACCTTTGTAGTCAGCGTAATCTTCTCTTGACTTAGATTGGTCACCTTTGTCCATGCCACCCTCAGCCATTTCTTCGTTCCACTCTTCGTCCATGTCTTCT